TGGAACATGGATTAAAAGCTGTCATGGATAATGCAGCTCTCTATGAACCCAACCTTCCATTCAAAATGTTGGCACAATATATGGTGGCTCATGGCTATGGAGTGATTGAAGCACCAGTTCTTGTGGGTCTATCTGGTAGACCATCAGCTCCTGACAGAACTAAATTTGCAACTGATGAAGAGTACGAACAGGAACTTTCAATCTACAGAGCAAACAGAAAAGACTTTAACCCTATCAGGATTAGAGTCCCACACCCATCTACAGTATTGATGAATCCAAATGAAAAAATTCCAACTGTTGCTATCAAAGCATCAAAGATGTCAGCTCAGGATTTGCACGATCAATCTGTATTGAAGAAGAGAACTCAACGTAGAAAATTTGCAGAAATTTTTGAGATGGATGATTACGACCCATGGGATGAGGTTGAAGTATGGGATTATTGGACTCCATACTGGCACGTTAAAATGTTAGCCAACCCAGCCCCAACATATGGTAGTCCCAACTCTGTCGCAGCTACACCGATTTACATGGAACGCAATACATGGGGGTTCGTTCCTTTTGTTCATGCGTTCTCAGGATTATCAGGTATGGACATTGCCGATGAAGGTGGTGATCCATATAACTTTGCTCAGGGAATACTGACTCCCAACAAAGAGACAATCAGAAAAAGAACACAGGAAATTTCAGCCACTCATCAAATGTTGTTGAGGGCTGCATTCGCACCTATGGGTACATCGCGAGACCCAATCACTCTGGCCCAAGCAATACAAAATGAGGGAATACTTGAGGGAGATGTGCAGGATTACTGGGTTATGGATACACCTGATGTGCCTGGGTGGATACAAAGTATCAGATCAGGAACTGACTCTACACTTGAACTTGGAACTTATTCATCTGCACTCGCAGGTCAGAGACAAGCAGGTGTCACAACTGTAGGACAACAGGCAATTTTAAATACTGCAGGCATGAGGATTTTTGCAGGTGTTGCTATGCAGAGAGAACACCTCGCATCTATTGTCGGAAGTCGGATTCTGCAATTAGTAGATAACGTATCTGAACTCGCTTCAGGTATTGGAGCTCATGGAAAGATGCTCCGCAAATCTCAGATTAATGGAGTGTACGGAATACAAATACAATTCCCACACTCAGAACCTGTGATGGAATTACAACAAAGACAAATGGCTATGAGTGAATATGGAGCAGGATTAATTGATCCTATGACTTATTACGAAGCCGCAGGTTACGAGAACGGAACTGAAATAAAGAAACGATTAACCGAAGAAGCTGTAAGACAACTTCCATCAGTCAGAGAAAAAGTTGAACAAACTGTAGCGCAACAACTCGGCTTGATTGATGAAGAAAATCAAGGTCAGGCAGCTCAGGAAATCCAAGACAGGCAGATGGCACAACAACCACAACCAGGACAAATGGGTGGTGGCGCAGCTCCTGACTTAAATACGCCTTTAACACCAGACACTTTTAACCCAACGAGGATAGACCTTGCCCAATAAAAATGTTTTTACAGATGCAATCATAAGTGTGGTGGGAGAATACAAAGCTCTCCTTAAAGACTCGGCTAAAAAAGGAAACAAATCAGATGGGATAAGAGGCGGAATAACAGCTGAAGACAAACTACAAAAAATACTTCAAAGCAAAGGGCTCGACCTTGCAGAGATGAGGAAGTTGTAATGCCAGACCCAACGTTACTCGACCCAACTTTAGCAGAAAGACAAGCTGCAGCAGATGCTGCCTCCCTTCAAGACTTGGAGTTATGGCTTGATTTCCTTGTATTTAAAATAAACTTTGCCAATGAGTTACACGTTGGAATTAGGCCTAGTGGCAAAACTGGTAAAACAGAAACAGAATCAAGTCTAACTGCTGCTCAAGACGCAGACATAGACGTGTCAGGATTAGCTCCTGATGAGGAATTAGATAAAGCTGGTGTCACATCCAATTCAGGTAGAAATGCTGGTAACAGCTCAAGGCTCAAAGATGCCAAAGTCTACGATAAAGAGCAAGTTAGAATTTTAATTAGTCAGACAATAGATCAAGGAATGAGAATGTATGAATCTCAAACTAACTATTCTGCTGACGATTTACAAGCTGATTTTGAAAAAATTCGTGGCACTTTGTTTGATAATGTAAGGATAGTAGACGTAGAAGGAAACGACCTTAATCCTTTTGATTTAAATACTGCAGGTTTGAGAATTTACACTTTAGAGGAAATACAAGAAAAGGCTTTCAACCTAACTGAATCCACAGATTTTGAAGAAATCTCTGGTGTTATTAGTCAGGATGTTATTAATAGAACTTTAAACATCAAAGGGAACGAACTAACTGCAGACCCAACAGCATTGCTGACCGAACAAAAACTAGTACCTGTTTTAGCGGAAGCTGCAAAACAAGAAGTTATTGATCCTGTTATAGCTCGATTAATTTTAGGGTATGAAAACAGCGATAAACAAGGATTACTTGAACTAATCGATAATGTTAAAGAAACGCAAGAAGAGTTTGACTCTGCACCTAAACAACAGAGTGCTCTTGATGCATTGCAGCTAAACGAGCTGCAGCTTAGTAATTTACTAGATAAAACCAAAGAAAACATAGAACAAAAATCAAATGATTTTTTTGAAAATCAGAAAAGTATTAACCAGGATTTCGTAGGCAAATTATTACAAGAAGTCATAAAAGACCCAGACAGTTTTTTTGTAGGCGGTGAGGTTATAGACGCTGACACTAGAGACATGAAAAAGCTGGCTACTAACAGTGCTTACCTTGATGATTTTGTTTATGACACCATAAAGGAGTTAGGTGGTGTTGGAAGTCCTAGTAGCGATGAAGTAAACGGCAGAAAATTAAACAGCTATGAAGTTAAATCGTATAACGAAGTTAACAGGATAATCCGAGATCAAGTACAAAAAGCCAAAGATATTTTTATAAATGAGCAAGGTGAAATTTTTGCTGAGGTAAAAACTTTGGCTTATCGGCTAGGAATGAGCCCAGAAAACTATGTGACAAACCAACTTAAAAACATCGTAACAGAAGCCTTTATTCCAGACGAAAGTGGTGCTGCATTATACGCTAACTTAGTCAGAGATAACCTTGAACTAAACAGAAGAAAAGAATATGCAGAAGACCCAGGAGCAGCAGGAAAAGCATTAGAAAAATTGTTAGCCAGTGATCGCTCACTTTGGGTCAATGGTAAACCAGTAACCGCAAGTGATGTCCGCATAGAAGACTGGAACAAATGGACACAGTTTTTTAGTGAAGTTCCTGAAGATCAGGCAATAGCTGTACTTGAAGGTCTTTTAGACAACGCAGTTACAGATCAAAGATTTTCTACCGAAAGTAGTAGAACTGAAGACATTATTAGTATGGCTGAAGCAAAAGGGATTTTAGGCCCTAATACCTCAGCAAATTTTATAAATCATTTCACTACAAAAGTAGCACCAAGACTTGCTCTTGAAGCTTCATATCAAAACATTGAGGGAACTCAGGCAATTTACGAATACTACTCAAACCAAATAGATGGGTTAGCTCAGGCTGATAGGGATTGGTGGTACTACGACAGAATCACAAACCCTGGAGACCCTAACGATATTTTTACAGGGCCACAAGTACCAGGACTTTCTCCTACTGAAGCCAGAGTAACGGCTCCGCCTCCGTCTTTTGACATAAAAGGAATTTCTCCAGAGTTATTAGAGTTGTCTGAAGAAAGGCCAGAGTTTGCTGAGTTTGTACAAACACAATTAGGAAGTTCTGAATTTATGGATGCTTGGAATAAAGCATCAGTCGAACAGGTCGATGAAGCTGGAATAAGAGCAAGACTTGGAGCACCAGAAGATGAGGATTTTGTAGTTCGTAGACAACAAGCGTTACTAGACGTAAAACGAGAACAAATTGACAAAGACTGGACTGACATTGTTAACAGAGGAGCAGATACAGACGAGGCAGTCGCTGCGTTGGAACAAAGAACTTTAGATGCTGAAAAACGATTCCAAATGGAAACTGGAATTAACCCACTTACTGGAGAAAGACCTGCTGTCGGTAGAGAATTTATGCCAGGTGGTTTTGCTAAAGAAATGATTAAAGATGAATTTACAACGCAAGGCATGACATCAGGTGAGTTTTTCAAAACGCAACTTCCAGGATTTGAAACACGATACAAGGAAAGCCCTTTCTTCAGGTTAGAAGAGGAAAGAAAAGAAAGAGAAGACGAACAACGCAGAAGACCACTACTAAGAACAGGTGGGCCAGGTAGAACTGTAGTGACAAGAGGGAGGAGATAATGCCACATCATACTACGGAAGAATGGTTGAAAAACAATCCTAATGCTTTAAGCGGATTTTCTTTAAAGGGAAAAAGTTCTGTAACCACTGCAAAAAAACCACAACCTAAGGCTAAGACTAGCCCTTATAACATCGGTTCGGAAAAAATGAGCAAGACAGAAGATGCTTATATTCCAGGAATGGATGCAAATATAAATGTTGCAAGAGAACCCAGTAGACCTGGCAAAATGTATGATTTTATTGGGCCGTACTATCAGCCAACTGACGAAAAGTTTGTAATCCCTGAAGACATGAGTGACCCTGAAAGGTATGTTCCTACACGCGAAGAACTAGTTATGTTGAACGAATACGGACTTTTGTTTGACCCAAACACTGATATGCCCATGTATCCACTCACTAACGCTGACCCTAAATTAATCAGGGAAATGCGAGGTTTAGGAAACCCAATGCTTCAATCTGCTGGTTTAGCGGCAAGTGTGTTTTTTGGAGCATCTGAAGAATTTGGAAAACAGGCAAGGTTTGCTATAGAGCATGAGCTTACTGGTGGCGGCAGTTTATACAGTGAAGAAGAGCAAGCTAAATTTAAAGAAAGGTTGGCAAAAAAAGAAGCTGAATTAGGAAGGCAGTTAGACCTTTATGAATACAGGGTTTTATTTGACGAAACTTTTGATGTACCAGGGTTTGAAACTCCACTAGGAAGAATAAGCACAAGGTCACCACTAGAGCTTGCCGCTGAATTATTAATTCCAGGAACTGTAGTAGATAACGTTATTGGTGCTGGAATAGGGCTTAGTGCAAAGGGTGCGTTCAGAGGATTTAAAACTGTTGGCGGTGAAGCATACAACGGACTTAGAAAAGGTAATGTTGTTGGAGCTACTCCAGACGTACCTCAAATAATTAAACCTCCAGAAAATAATTTATTTAATTTACCTGAAGTTAAAACTACGCTTACAAAACAGGAAACTCTTTTTAATTCATTAAAAGAAATGCTCCCACAAAGGTTTAGGCCAACTGAATACGATGATGTAATTCGTCAGATTAGCAACATAAGTGCTGATATAACGGAAAGATCAAAGAGTTTAGCAAAATCTATGTCTTTGAATTTTGAGCACAAAGTAAAAGAAGTTTTTATTCTTAACGAAAAAGGACAGGTAACTAATATTGGGATACCAACTGTAGATGGATTTGCTCCTACGATTGCAGACATTGCAGCTAATTATGCTTATTTCAGACCATTTTTGAGAGAGGGGCAACAGAAAGCAATGGATGAAATGAAAGAGAGGATCGCTCCAATAAAAGCTACTCTCGATGAATTAGGGCTTAATGTTGGTACTAGATTTGATATTCAAGAAGGTGGGTTTTATATACCCAGAGGTCGAGCTTATACACCTGAGGAAATTGCTGGAACAGAAATTCCAACAGGTAAACGATCTTCTTACGATGAACAAGCAAGTGAAACAAGTGAAACTGCTGGAATAGAAGGCAAACAACTTACTTACGTTCCCATGAGAGACGCAATGGAGGATTTTGTTGTTAGTGTGGGAAGAGACGTTGAAGGAGCTTACACAGCCAAAATAGTAAAAGAACTGAGAGACCCTGACGGAAACCTTATTGCTAGTACAGCAAAAGAAAGAATAGAAAATTTAGCAGTTTGGAAAAAAGCAGATACATTAAAAAAGAAGGCTAAGGCAACAAGAGAACGTCTTTTAAAACTTATGGTCAGAAACGCAACACTTGCGAAAGTTGCTAAAACTTCTGCTAGAAAAGCTGAGAAAGAATCAGAAAGATTAAGACGAGAACTAGAACGAGTCGCAGAAGCTGATGATTATTTACCAGGAGGAGCTGAAAGAGAAGCCAGAGAAAGAACAGCTAAAGCACAAGGTAGATTTGATGAGTTTTCTGGTGCTTATAACGCAGCCGATTTGAAACTAGCAAGGAAACACAGTAGAGATGCAATTACTGATGCAAAAAATATTGGAATTAAAATCCGAGCTAACTATGACGAAATTCGCAGAATTACAAGAAAACTTAAAGGCAGTGATGCAAAGTTATACCAGGCAACATTGAGGTTATTAAAATCCCTTGAAGAAGATACAAAACTTTTAGAGACAATAGAAATCGCTGCTGACGCAGGTGCTGATGTTGGAATAGAATATCAAAGAATCCTGAGGCAGATGGACAAAGTTGAAAATCAATCTGACAAACTTTTTGATGAGTACGACAAACTTGTCGAGAGATTAGAAATTGCTCAACAAAAAAAATCAGATTTGTCTGATTCTGCAAAATTAACCAGACAAGAATCTAGCGAAGCCGTTAATAATGCTCAGGCTTTCGCTAAAGCGGAGCGGAAAGAAAGACAACTAAGGCGAGAAGTTGAATTAGCAAAACGAGAAGAAACACGATTGTCTAAACTTTCAGACGTATTATCTGACAAAGAAGTTGCCAGATTGCAAAAAGAAATAAAGAAAGTTCATGGTGATGCTGCTGACGTAAACGCTAATTCGATAAGAGCTCTTTTCAATTTGTACAAAGGGAAAGTAGCGCTATCTAATATTAATTTAGAGTTTGAAGAAATCGCTATGCAGTATAAAAAGGAAGTAGACGAGGCTAGAAAAGGGCCTCGCAGTTACCTCAGCGGCAGGCAAACAGGCATACCTCAACTTCAAGGAACAGATTTACCTGCTGTATTAACTCAAAAAATTAAACAAATTGCAGACGCTGATATGCGTCTTAGAGGTAAGGGTTCTGAAGCATTTCAACTTATACAATGGCATAACCAGTTGTGGCGTTCTTTAAGAGCTACATTAGACATTAGTGCACCAGGAATACATGGACTTCTTGCCAGTTTTAATAACCCAGTAATTGCAGCCAGAGCATTAGGTTGGCAGTTTAGAGCATGGGGTATAGGTGGACAAGATTTATTGGGCAAACATATGTCTGACTTTAACACTAGGGCTAGTAGTAAAGATTTACTTAATACAGATCAATGGTCGAATCAGGGGCTACATCTTGGTGGTGCGGATACAGAATTTACTATCGGACAACAAAAATTTACTGAGGGATTAGCAAAATCTCCAGGTATTAAACAGGCAAACAGGGCTTTTGGTTACTATGGAGACTATCTGAGATTAGAGATGGCTCAGGATATGGCAGAACAGTATTTAAGAGAAGGCAGAACTATTGATGAAATTATGAATGGGGAATTAGGTAAACAAATTTCAGATGCCGTAAACAACGCAACTGGTTACGCTGGCAAAAGATTTGGTGGAGATTTAGGTGAGTTATTGCTTTTTGCTCCAAGATTTTTTCAAGCCAGAATTAACAACATTACCAGAGCTGCAAGGGCTACAGTAAAAGACCCAGTTGGAGCAGCTTCAGAATTACTAATGGTTCCAACTAACACAGGTGGCAAATTAACCCCACAAGAAAGAATGGCAAGAAGATCAATAATGAGAATGATTTCTCAAGGAACTTTGTTAACAGTTGGAATTAACGAAGCGTTAGGAAACGAAACGGACTTTAGGTTATTAGTTGAGGATAAAAACGGAGTTTGGAGATACAACTCAAACTTCATGAGAATCCGTTTTGCGAACAGAGACTGGAGCATTTTTGGTACATACGATTCGATGTTAAGACTACTAGTTGCTACTGGAGCTGGAGTTTACCAACAAGACGCTAGTGTGTTGAATGGTTTAAGGGGTATAGCCTCAGGAACAGTTTCATTAGCTTGGGATTTAGTATCTGGTGAAACTTTTGACCAGATGGAACCTAAAGCTGGATGGGCTGCTACAGATACAGGGTATATGCCAATAGATTCTATAACACCTAAAGTCGGTTATATCCTTGAATCACATATTCCGTTTTCTGTAGACGAAGCTCCTGAAGTGCATAACATGATTCGGTCTGGGGATGTAAAGGGCGGAATTTCTCTATTAGCTGGTGAAACATTTGGTTTGAAATCAGCCCCATTAAGTTACAAAGATTTACAAAGTGAAATTATTAAAGAGCTAAAAGAGAAGGGCGTAAAAAGCCCTACTCAATCATTCTCTCAAAACGAATCGGTAAATGGAGCTGGTTGGGATATTGATAATTTATCTGAGGCTGAAAAAGACATAATAAATAAAGACCCACGAATGGTGGAAAAAATCGAAGAATACAAACTTCAGAAACCAGATGAACTTACTGAAGCGTTTAGTCGACTAAAAACAAGTCAACAATCAGCAGAAATAGATTTATTGGAAGCAATGAAAGGCGCTAATGGTGGAGTTATTCGAGACGCTATAAATGCTTTAAAAACTGAAAGAAGAAATTTGTATGATAATTTTGAGGATAACTATGAAGAGCTTTTGGCAGAGTCAAGAGGTAAAGACGTTGATAAAAATGTCGCAGATCAACACGCTCAAAAGTATTTCAACGTAGAGCTCGAAACTCATGGGCAGAGCGGATTTATGGATTGGGAAAAATTTAATGCAGACAGAGAGAAAATTTTAGAAGAAGCAAAAGCAGACAACCCTGCGTATGTGGAATACATTACTGGCACTGGACTGGGGACATTTAGAGGTGAACAGTACCAAGACCCTAAAGTTAGAAAAATTATAGAGTCATACGAAAGCGACAGAGAGGAAATGAGAGAGTACTTTGATGTTGCTCAAAGAGTAGTTGATTACTATGGAGAAGGAACAGTATGGCGCGAATATCTAAAGTCTGGTGATACTGCTAGGTTTAAAACGCGAAAAGAAAATATCGATAATGGTAAAGCACAAAAAATCCTCGATTTAGAGAGAGAAATAACTAAGCAAAAAGAATACATCAGGTTAACGAATCCAAAGTTAGAAGCATTACTTTATAAGTGGGGCTTTGTTCAAACACCAATGAATAATTTAGTCGAGAGGATGGTTAAGACACTAGATATGGAAAGTCCTGATAGACAGGTTGGTTCTTTAGAAATACAAAAATTGATAGATAGGGTGTTTGTAGGTGGTAACAACTAGTAAAGGGATAAGATGTCCCAACTGCAATAAGAAATTTGCAGATAAATTGATAGGTGAATTGTGGACTCGTTGCATCAGATGCAAGGTTGAAATCCACATTCGCTTTGACAGAAATGGATATGTCGTCTTAGACTAAGGGCAAACAGAAAACTAAATATACAATTTTTAGCGCACAAGCTGCCATGAGTTAATTCTCAGGCGGCTTTTTTTTTGTTATTAAAAAGGGGTAGTAAATGACATTACAGAACTCGACAGCAGGATTTGATGAACCAGTACAACCTAGTACAAATGGCACAGGCGACCTTGCTCAAAATGAAACTGCAACTCCCTCGGCAGAGGCAGACCCAGTGACATCACAAGAGCAACAACCCACCATGGAATCCCTGCAACAGCAGATTCAACAGATGCGTAATGACCTTGAAAAAGGTAATAGGGATTACTCCGCTCTTAATGGCCGATACAAAAGGGCTATGGAAGAGAAATCATCTACGGATGAAATTGCTGACTCGATTGCAGCTCTGACAGGGACAGTCAATGCTCTAATAAAGCATCAGGCTACCAACGATGAGCAAGTGTTAGCTGAGGAGCTTGAAAAAGTTCAGGCAGATACAGCTAACAGATCAACGAGTCGATCCTTTCAGAACGCATCGGCTGAAATGGTTCGTGAGATAACAGACACAGTTGAAGAACTGGGCCTCAACCTTGAAACCTCCGAAGAACTCGCAGATTTCAGATCGTTGTGGACACCAGCCTATCAAAATAATGATACCTCTGGACTATATGCAGCATACGCAGAATTCTTGAAAGTCGCTAGACGATTGGAAAGAAGTAAGCGTGAAACTGAGGTTGAGGAAACAAAGAGAACGGCAGATGAAGAGAGGCGAAAGCAGAACGAGGAACTTGGCATAAACGACCTGGATTCAGGTGTGGGTATGCCAGTATCTCCTAATGGCAACTCTTTACTTACTAGACTTGGAAATTCTGAGACTTCAGTTACTAGAGATGAAATAGCACAAGCTGCCGAGCAAATGAAAAAGCTCGGCATTAGATTTTAATTAGGAGAATTAAATGGCAATCGGAAATACTATAACTGATTCGTTAGCTGATTCGATTCCTACTATGATTGCATCTGCAAGAATTGTCAGGGAATTTGCTGGCGTAATGCCTAACCTTGTTGACAGGCAAAGGTTAGACGAAAACACAGGTACTGTCTGGAATGAAGTTGCAATGTCAAAATTGTCAGCTCAGGCAGTTACAGAAAATACAGAACTAGACAACCCACAACAAATGGAAGATACCCTCATGAGTATCACTCCTACAGTTATCGGTGTACATACTGTTATAACTGACAGGGTTGCATTACGAATTAGTGCGAATGCTTATGCCCAAACAGGGTCATTGGCACAGAACGCTATTGAAAGAAAGAAGGATGAAGATGGACTTGCTGCTATCGATGGAGCTACTACAGCTCTTGGTGGCGCAAATGCATTGGACTCAGGTGAAGTTGCTGCTGCAGCTTACAGGATAACTTCTAACACAACAGAACCAGCTCCTGCTAATGCTCCAATCAATGCAGTATTTCATGGATTTTCTTTAAAAGATATTGATGATGAATTGATTAATGCAGGTATCGACCAAACAGGTGGCGCACCACTAACTGATGGTGTAGCTGTAGAGGCTTACCAAAACAGATACAGAGGAACTATTGCTGGTGCAAGACTTTATGAAGATGGCAACTTAACCATCGCATCAAACCTTGCTAAAGGTGGAGTTTTCTCAATGATGGCTTTGGTATTGGTAGAGGGTCGATCACCTTACATCGAAACCAAGCGATTACCTGAGCTTGGGGGAGGAGCTACAGCGATGTACCACTATGACGAGTACGCATATGGTGAGCGTGGTTCAGGAAACTGGCTATACGAAGTACAGGCAGACGCAACAGCACCAACTAGCTAATGAATGAAAGAAGAAGGATTTGGTCAGAGAAACATGGGCCAATTCCAAAGGGGTGGGTCGTTCATAACATGAACGGCAATATGGGGGATAACAGGCTAGAGAACCTGGCTTGTATCCCTCGTAAAACAGACAACATAAGTCAAGTAATCGCTCCCTACAGGGAACGAATAAAAAAAATAGAGCAAAAGCTCGAGGAGAATTTGTAAGATGGCACAAACTGGATATGGAAGAATAAATATTTTTGAAGACTTTCTTGGTGGCGAAGATATCGTTGCTAATACTGCTGCAACAAGAAGTTATGGTGGTTCAGGACTAAGAGTTCTTGGTGAGGGAATTACTGAGACAGACTCAGGAATCGTAGCAGGTGAAACTGATGCTAATAACGGAGTCGGTATTTTAACCACTACTGACGATGCTAACCACTCTTGTGGTCTTGCAACATCCCAGTCGTTTGTAGTTGGCAAAATGGGAACAATAGTAGCTGAATGTAGAGTTCAGTTCCCTGATCTGGACACTAAAGAGTTTTACTTTGGATTGACAGACGAGAATGTCGATAATGAAAACTTGGAAGGTTCTACTATTCATGGAGCTTCTACAACTATCACTCTTTCTGCTGCCAACCTTTGTGGATTCTTGTTATCTGCTGAACTAACAGATGACGAAGACTGGCACATGGTTTACAACGGAGGAACTACTACTGGAGAAACAACATCAACAAATATTGATGCTGATGTAGATGCAGTAGCTGGAGAGTACGACATCATCAGAGTTGAAGTTGCAATCAATGGAACTGCTAGATGGTACATCAATGGTGTGCTAAAGCAGACTGTAGAAAATGCTGTATCAACTACTGCTGAACTCGCTGTTATCGCAATGGTAGAAACTAAAACTGCCACTAATGAATATGCATGGATTGATTACATAGCAATCGAAGCTAATAGAGATTGGACTGAATAAAGTAAATGGTTTCCAGGATTGAATTATCCAGTACCGAAATCATGGGTCATGAGCCTTGTTATTACATTTCAGAGATGAA